TTCATGATGAAGTGGGTATGAGACATTTCTATAAAGAGTGGAGCAATTGGATGGGTGTTGACCCTGCTAATCCTATGTTAGAAAATTCAATCTATGAAAACAATTGAAAAAGAACTTATAAATATATAAAATAGAATGAGGTTAAATTATGCACAGTTCTCTTAAAAACGACACAACATATAAAGTTATTAAATTAATAAACGGTGAAACTATTATAGCATCTTTAACTTCTGATGATGTTAATGATATAGAAGTTCAAGAGCCTTTATTGATGACTGTTGAGATGCCAGATGTAGATTCAAATGATGGTGAATCTTTAAACTTGAGTCGTTGGATTGAACCTCACACAGAACAAAAATATTTTAAAATTACAAAATCTTCAATAGTAACAACAGCTGTTGCTTCAATTGGATTATCTAGTTATTATGAATATTTTATTGATAAGTTGCATGCGTGGCAAGATGATAACGATGAATTTGATTTAAAAACATATGAAGAAGATTATACCGATGAAGAGATTTATGAAGATTTACTAAACTCACTTGAAGCTATTAGTAAAGCTATTCATTAATGTTATTTCTATAACCCAAGACATACTTAATGTAACACTATTTTTAGTGGATGTCAACTCTCTTCTTGAAAAAAAGATAATATTATAAGTTCCTTGACAAATGTACCTGTATGGTTTATATTAGAAATAATGATACTCATAAGGAGATTTAATTCTAATGGCTGAAAAGAAAGCTAAACCACATTACGTAGATAATAAAGTTTTTCTACAAGCAATGATCGATTGGCGCGAGACTTGGACTGACGATAAAAAAGAAACACCTAAACCGCCAGTTTCTAATTATGTTGGAGAGTGTTTTCTAAAAATTGCAACTCATCTAGCATACAGGCCTAACTTTATAAATTATACTTATAGAGAAGAAATGGTTTCTGATGGTATTGAAAACTGTTTGCAATATGCACAGAATTTTAATCCAGAGAAATCTAAAAATCCTTTTGCGTATTTTACACAAATTATATATTATGCTTTTCTACGAAGAATTGCAAAAGAAAAGAAGCAAACTCATGTTAGAAATAAGTTGATAGAAAATTCAAGCTATCAATCGTGGGTTACTATGCCAGGAGATGATACTGGTTATTCTGTTGGTGGTTTTGATCCATCAGTAATGCTTCCAGATGAAGATGTTTATAAACCAAAGAAAAAGGTTTCTGTTGAAAAAAAAGGACTAGAAAACTTTATGGAAGATGATGATATTGATCATGTTGCAGAAAGAGGTGAAGATTGAAGATTGCAATAATTACTGACACACATTTCGGAGCTAGAAATGATAATCAAAACTTCAGTGATTTCTTTTTTAAATTTTATGATGAGGTATTCTTTCCCACATTAGTAGAAAATGGTATAACCACTTGTATTCATATGGGTGATGTTATGGATAGGCGTAAGTATGTCTCATACAAAACTGCCACAGACTTTCGAAAAGGTTTTATAAATCGTTTTAAAGAACTTAATATAGATTTACATATTACAGTTGGTAATCACGACACATATTATAAAAATACTAGTGAAGTAAATTCTATGGAAGAACTTGCTGGATATGGAACAATTTATACTGGGCCTAAAGTTGTAGATTTTGATGGAACACCAATACTACTAATGCCTTGGATTAATGCAAACAACTATGATGAATCTATGAATGCATTAAAGACAGCTAAATCAGATATTCTTATGGGTCATTTAGAAATTGCTGGTTTTGCTATGACGGGTCAAGGTATGGTATCTGCTAATGGTTGGGATAAAGAACAATTTAAAAGATTTGAAACTGTATTCAGTGGCCATTTTCACCACAAAAATGATGATGGTCAAATATATTATTTGGGTACACCTTATGAACTTTTTTGGAATGATTGCGATGATCCAAAAGGATTTCACATCTTTGACACTGCTACTAGAGAATTAGAACGTATCGTGAATCCAAATACAATATTTAAAAAGATTTACTATGATGATTCTCAGAGTGATTACAGTAAACATGATGTTGAAAAATACAGGGATCATTACGTAAAAGTTATTGTGGTAAATAAAAAAGATTTATATACATTTGATAAATTTACAGATAAACTTTTAAGAGCAGATTGCCATGAAGTAAAGATAATAGAAGACTTTAGTGAACTTGATGCTAGTAATGTATCAGATGATATTGTTGAAAATACAGAAGACACTATAACACTACTTGATAAGTATATTGATGAGCTTGATATTACTCTTAGTAAAGATAGACTCAAAACTACTATGAAGAGTTTATATAACGAGGCTCAGGACTTAGAACTTTGATAATTTTTAAATGTGTGCGTTGGAAGAACTTTCTTTCGACAGGTAATAACTTTACCGAAATTCAATTAGATAGAAACTCAACAACACTTATCATAGGTGAGAATGGTGCAGGCAAATCTACTGTTCTTGATGCTTTGTGTTTTGGTTTGTTTGGTAAACCATTTCGTGGTATCAACAAAGCTCAATTAATCAATTCAGTTAATATGAGTGGAGCTTTGGTTGAGGTTGAATTTGAGATAGGTACAAAAAAGATAAAAGTGATACGTGGCATCAAACCAAATGTATTTGAAATATACGTTAATGGTAAGATGTATAATCAGGATGCAAATTCTAGAGACTATCAAAAATATCTAGAGAATCAAATTCTAAAATTAAATTATCGTAGTTTCACTCAGGTTGTTATTCTAGGTAGTTCTACCTTTATTCCGTTCATGCAGCTAAAATCTCGCCATCGGCGCGAGGTGGTTGAGGAAATTTTAGACATCCAAATTTTCTCTCTTATGAATATGTTACTGAAACAAAAACTAAAGAATAACTCTGAAGATATACGTGATGTAGAATATAAAACTAGCCTAACAGAAGAAAAGATTGATTTACAGATAAATTATATTGATGAAATAAAAAAGAATAAAAACAAGTTACTTAAAGATAAGTCAATACTCTTTGCATCAAATCAAGAAGAAATTCATAAAAGACAAAAGAAAGTTATTGAGTATGAAAATACAAATATTGCTTTACTTAAACAAATAGTTGATTCTGATACTATAAAATCTAAGTATCAAAAATTGCAAAGTATAAAATCTACTCTTAATGAAAAACATAGAGCGCATTCTTCTACGATAAACTTCTTTGAAACAAATGAAGATTGTCCTACTTGTCAGCAACATATTAGTGAAATATTTAAAACTAATATTCTTAAAAACAAAAGAAAAGAAACAGATAAAATTTCTGGTGGTTTGTTAGAGTTGAAGGCTGAATTAGAAAAATACAAAGATCGTCAAAAAGAAATTATTGAAATTGCTAATGGTATCAGAGAGCATGAAGTACAAATTGCAAAAGATAACGAATCTATTTTACAATTAGAAAAGTTTAATAGTACATTACAATCTGAGATTGATGTGTTAGAACACGCTGATGTAAACAAAAATGATTATGAAAAACTTGGAGATTTTAAATCTTCACTCATAAATCTTACAGATCAAAAATCAAAATTACTTGAGGATAAAACATATTCTGAAACTGCAAAGAATATGCTTCAAGACACAGGCATTAAGACTAAGATTATTAAACAATATTTGCCTATTATGAATAAGCTAATCAATACGTATCTGTCTTCTATGGAGTTCTACGTTAACTTTACTTTAGATGAAAACTTTGAGGAAACAATTAAGTCACGCCATCGTGATGATTTTTCTTACTCTTCATTTAGTGAAGGTGAAAAGATGCGTATTGATTTAGCTTTGTTATTTACTTGGAGAGCAGTTGCAAAGATGAAAAACTCTGCAAATACTAATCTATTGATACTGGATGAAATCTTTGATAGCTCCTTAGATGGTACAGGTACAGATGAGTTTCTAAAGATTCTTAATACGTTAGGTGGTGAGAATGTATTTGTGATTAGTCATAAACAAGATGCTCTTGCAGATAAATTTAGAAGTACAATTAAATTTGAGAAGATTAAAAACTTTTCTCATATGAGTTAAAGGAAAAGAATTTTAGTCATGTGGCAGAATAATGGGTAAGAGATCAAACTTTGAAAGAAAACCTAGAGACTTCTATCCTACACCGATAGAAGCCGTGTATCCTCTTTTAGAACATCTAGAGGAAAACTTTCTATTTGCTGAACCATGTGCTGGTGACGGTGCATTAATCAGTCACTTAGAAACAAAGGGTGTTTGTATGTGGGCAAGTGATATTGAACCACAGGCAGAAGGGATACATAAAAATGACTTTTCTGAAATTTCAGAAAGGGAAGTTCTAGAATCTGAATTTATTATTACAAATCCGCCGTGGGATAGAAATATGCTTCACTCTATGATAGAACATTTTTCTAGTTTGCGTTCCACATGGCTACTTTTTGATGCAGATTGGGCTCACACTAAACAGTCTGCACCATATATGAATAAGTGTGCTAAGATTGTCAGTGTTGGTAGAATTAAGTGGTTTGGAAATATGACAGGCAAAGATAATTGTGCTTGGCATCTTTTTTATAATGATAATACCGAAACAAACTTTTATGGGAGAACATAATGTCCGTATATAAACTAATTGAAAACAATAACCCCCTACTCTCTATTCCGTTATCAGGATGCAGTGAGAGCCTTAATAAACAAGAAATTAAAGATAATCTCATAGAAACTATGAAAAGTTTTGCTGGTGTTGGTTTATCAGCAAACCAGTGTGGTGTTATGGAACGTGTCTTTGTGATGTATTCTGATCTAAATAAAAAAGAGATCATTGTTTGTTTTAATCCTAAGATTGTTTCTACCTCTGATGAAAATATCTTAATGGATGAAGGATGCCTGTCATTTCCTGGCATATGGTTAAAGGTTAATCGTCCTGATGGTATTGAAGCAACTTATGAGGATGAACATGGTAAGTTGCAAGAGATAGCTTTGTTTGGTCTTGAATGTAGAATTTTTCAACATGAAATGGATCATATGGAAGGAACTAACTTTACCAAAATAGTTTCTAAGCTACGACTCAATAGAGCAAAAAAACGACTACAAAAAACAAAGAAATCTCTTATAAATTCTAAAGCGTCCTAAATGTGATAGTAGTTGCAAAAATGTCACACTTTTATAAAAAAATCAAATAAATATTGTAAAGTGCCATTTCTTTCTTGACAAAGTACCATTGTTCGTGTTATACTATGTATATAATGAGAAATAAAGAGAGATTGATATGACAAATTTAGAGACAATTATTCAAAAAGCTTTGGTCGCTAACACGGACCCATTCACTACAGAAGCTGACATTCGTTTTTTCGAAACTGAAACTTTCGAAAAGGAAAGGAATGTATTTATGAATAATTTATGGGGTTCTGATGGTAAAACTATTACTACTCCATTAGGTGTTGGTGTTATTGAAGAAGTTCGTACACAGGCAGGAATTGACTTTCAAGTTAGGGTCAAAATCCCCAATATTGATGGTTTTACCCTATTTTCTGGTTTAAAATTATTTGAAGAAAAGTCTGTTATAAGCTAAGATTTTTCTTGACAAACTCTATTGAGTGTGTTACTATTAGATATAATGAGAAAACGGACAGAGAAGTCACCTATGAAAAATAAATCTACTATTGCAAAATTACTTTCAGAAGAAGATATTCATGTTGTTTATAAACAGATGGAAACGGCTTACTTCAATCCGAAAGATCGTGAACTAGGTTTACCTATTTGGGATGATGATAAAGTTACTGTTGATGTAGAAGAATTGATGGTATGCCATGAGATTGGCCACGCACTCTGGACTCCTCTAGATATGTTAGAGAAAGCTCTAGTTCGTAAGATCAATCATTCTTTTGTAAATATTGTTGAAGATGCACGTATTGAACGTATGGTACAGGAAAAGTATCGTGGTTCTGTTGCAGTTTTCAAACGTGGTTATCGTGATCTAACTGCTCTTGATTTCTTTGGTATTGGTGACAAAAATGTTTCTGAATTAAATTTAATTGATCGTATCAACCTATTCTTCAAAAAACAAGATGTAACATTTTCTGATGAAGAAAACTATTGGGTTGATCGTGTATCAAAAACTAAAACACCTGATGATGTTCTTGATCTTTCTGAAGAGCTTTATAAGTGGATGGAAGAAAATGAATCTGAAACAGACAACCATGATACTGGTGAGTCTGATCCTGATGGTGCTGAGAGTGAAACTGAAGCTTCATCTGGTTCTGGTGATGAGGGTGATGAGAAAAACAAAGGAAATGAAAATGCAAGTGGTGATAGCAAGTCTGATACTGGTGAGTCTGATTCCGATGATGATGCCGAGGCTGGAAACAGTTCTAGTGAAGATAAAATAGATGAAGATAAATCTTCTGAAAATCCTTTAAAGGATTCTAATTCAGAAGGCGGTGTTAACTCTTCTGGTGGTAGTGGTGTTCCTATTGCATCAACTGATGTTGGTAGTGGAATAGATTCATTGCGCGATAAAACTGCTGGAGATCGTTCTTATGGAAGAATTCCTGATACATCAAAATTTAACCTTATTGTTTCTTATGAAGAATTACTAAGTAAATATAGATTAGCTGTTAAAGATGCAACAACACGCAACCCTAATATTCATGATAATTTTCTAAGTAAAACTCTTAAAGAATTAGATACTATGAAAAAAGAATCTAAAAAGACTGTATCCTACATGGTTAAAGAATTTGAGATGAAAAAGTCTGCTGACCAGTATGCTCGCGCTGCAACTGCCAAAACTGGTTCTTTGGATATGAGTGCGCTTCATACTTACAAATTCAATGATGATCTATTCAAGAAAGTAACAACATTGCCTGGAGCTACAAACCACGGTATGGTTATGGTTCTTGATTGGTCTGGTTCAATGTCTGATAATCTTGAAGGAACAGTTTCACAGTTGTTTAACCTAATTTGGTTCTGCCGTCAAACTCGTATACCTTTTGAGGTTTATGCTTTTACTGATGTATATCTAAACAATTCACAATCTCGTTATGATACAAATTACACAAGATTTAAATCTGGTGATATAGTATTAAGAGAAATGAATCTTCTAAATATGTTTTCTAGTAAAATGAATATCAAAGAAGAAATGGAAATGATGTATAACTGTTTAATGATTTCAAAGCAGTGGAAACACAGTGCTGATTTTCCAATTAGATTTCCTTCAAAATTAAATCTTGGTGGAACACCATTGAATGAATCAATTATTGCAATGATGGATATTGTTCCTAAATTTAAATCTGAAAATCGCGTCCAGAAAGTAAATGTTGTTTTTCTAACTGATGGTGCTGCTAATTCTTTGGAAGGTGTTTATACTTATAAATTGGATACAAAAACTGGTGGCCACACTAAATCAGTAAATTCATATAATAATTATTCTGCTCCTTTAACTTTTATGATAACTGATCCTAAAACTAATAAGACTTATGAAGTTGCAAATACAAAAAATATTACTGATACTTTTCTGCAAATTCTTAAAGAAAGAATTGAAGATATGAATATTATTGGTTTCTTTATTGCTGGTCGCGGCCAGTCTGGTAAAGTTGATAAAAGAACTTTGATGTACATTTTACCAAAAGATAGTTATGAAGAAATTATTAAAAAGGTAAAATTCTTAAACAAAGAAAAGTATCTTGCAATTTCTCAACGTGGATATGATGAATATTACATTCTTCCTGGCGGAAATTCTTTGATGGTTGAAAGTGATGGTCTAGCTGATGAATTAATTGGAGCGTCAAAAGCACAATTAAAATCTGCATTTGGAAAATCTATGAAGAGTAAAATTTCTTCTAGGCAGTTACTAAACAAATTTGTAAAGCTGGTGGCATAGTGATAAATATGTCACACTTTACAGAAAAAACAATAAATCGACAATTAGATGTCGATTCTTATTGACAAACCTTGTTTTGTATGGTACTATAAAGATAATGATGATGAAGACTGTGAAAGAGAAAAATATGACTATTAAATTAACTCCCCGTAAAATGCTATTTGTTGAAGCTGCTACCGAAATGTTTGGTAATGGATCAGTGGTAAGTAAAGACCAGATTCGTAGTGCTGCTGAAAAAGCAGGTATCCCATATCCTACATGGATTAAACGCACTAAAGTTGGTTACAATAAATTTAAATTACCAGACCTTGATACTCCTTCTTTTGTTGTTAATGCTGTTACTGCTCCTGTTTCTAATGAACCAGCCACGGTTATGAACTTAGTTGCTTCTAATTTGGAGAAACAGAATCTTGTTCCTGCTCCATTTGTAGGTTTCGTTCCTTGGGGCAACTATGCTAATCTTAAAAAGATTGTAAAGTCTGGTATGTTCTATCCTGTTTTCATTACTGGTTTGTCTGGTAACGGTAAGACTCTAATGGTCGAACAGTTACACGCTGAACTAGGTAAAGAATTGATCCGACTCAATATCACAATTGAGACTGATGAAGATGATCTGCTCGGTGGGTTTCGCCTTGTGAACGGTGAAACCAAGTTTGTTCCCGGTCCTGTGATTGAAGCAATGGAACGTGGTTGCACGTTGTTGCTTGATGAGTGTGATCTAGGTTCTAATAAGATGCTTGCTCTACAGCCTGTCCTTGAGGGTCAAGGCGTGTTCCTTAAAAAGATTAACAAGTGGATCACTCCTAAAGATGGTTTCAACGTGATGGCTACTGCCAACACTAAAGGTAAAGGTTCTGAAGATGGACGCTTTATCGGAACCAACATTCTGAATGAAGCATTTCTAGAACGCTTTGCAATCACGATTGAACAACCATATCCTACCGCTGCGATTGAAAAGAAAATCGTTGTTGGTTCTATGATGAAGTATGGTTCATTTGATGATGCTTTCGCTGACAACCTTGTAACTTGGGCTGAGGTTATTCGTAAGACCTTTTATGATGGTGGTGTGGATGAAATTATTTCTACTCGCCGTCTGGATCACATTGTGAAAGCATATGCTATCTTTAGTGATAAGATGAAGTCCATTGAAATGTGTGTTGCACGTTTTGACGAAGATACTAAAGACTCTTTCCTTGATTTATATACCAAAATTGATGCTGGTATCTTAGATCAAGAAGAAGAAGTTTTAGAAAAAGAGATTACATTAGACGCTGATGAATCTGCTTTCTAAAAAAATATAAAGAGTTTTAATTTCTATCTCAAAACTCTTATATATAATAGTACAAGGCAATTCATAAGTCCTTGAGATACAGAGTTTTTGGTGGTTTTTACTGTGATTTTAAAAAACCACCATTTAACTGTAGAATGCCTTTAAGGGTTCTACCATAATCTTGCTGAAAAGGAGATAACCAATGGTTACAAATAAAGCACTAAGTCTATTCGAAAATTTCAATCAACTAACACCTTATGCTGTAGGCTATGATAAGATGTTTGAACATCTAAATCAGTATGTTTCAAACAGCGCAACATCTACAGGGTTCCCACCATATAACATATCTAAAGGAGGTGCATATACCTATGTCATCGAAATGGCCTTGGCGGGATTCTCTAAAAAGGATATTGAAATTGAATTAGTAGAAGGTACACTTTCAGTTCGTTCTGTAAAAGAAACTCCTAAAACTTTAAATGTTCCCGAAGAAAATCTTCATCTTCATCGTGGAATTTCGTATCGCAAATTTGATAGGAAATTTACCTTGGCAGATGATATTATAGTAAATGATGCTTTACTTGAAAATGGTATGCTTACAATCAATCTTGAACGTATTATACCAGAAGAAAAGAAGCCTCGAATAATTGCTATAAAATAAATCTGTAATAAATTGGAAAAGAGACTTTACTTTTAGTCTCTTTTCCTTTATTATAGGATATAACGATAAGGGAATATTATGAACGAAGAAATAAAAGTATTAGACTTACTTGGTGCAGACCAGCCTGGTCAAATGGAAATGGAAATTATTCCTGCAATTCATCATCATGTAGCAAAAATTAAATTTGGCAAAACAGTTGTTGATCTTATAAATGAAGAAGTTGAAACAATATCAAGAAATAGATCGTCAAGTAAGGATTCACAACTTGTAGGCCAACTTCGACAACACAAAGATTCTGCACAGCTAGATTTTGATTTAAGTACTCCTGTGGGAGAACAATTAAGATCGGTTTTAAATTCAGTTGGAACAACTTATTTAAATAAAGGATATGGGAAAAACTCATATGCAGATTGTTATACTTGTTG